GTTGTTTGCGATGTTATCCATTCCATCTCCCATGCCATCTTGTATATCTTGACTAGGTGAAATACTAAGGTCCATAATTGCTTGCTCAATTGGAATTAATCCCTGATTGATGTAAGCATACTCAAATGCACCCTCTTTCTCTTGATAATTCATTGCAACACGCTTTTCGTCAAATGTCAACCAGTTGGCATCACGAAGTGAACGTACCATACGCTCCATGTCTTGCTGCATCTCGGGCAAAGCCGTAATGTCAAAGTCAATGAACATATCCTCTCCGTAACGTGGCAATAAAAATTTATTTAACTCATCACGCAATTGACAACACATTGGAATAATTGTGTTGGTAATCAAATCACGCATTGCGTTTTGATAGTTGTTGTATGATGATGTATCAACATCAAACAGAACTGCTGGAAGGCCAAACACTCTACACCATTGGTGCATACTCATTCTAAGTGTGTTCACTAGCTCCATATCTACGCTGCTTAGTCCAAAGTTTAAATAATCCCATGGAGTCTGTAACACTGCAACTCTTCCCTTATTGTCTATTCCGTTTAGGTTCTCATTCACTGCGCGCTTGATGTCGTTCGCTTGCTCAATCGTGAAATTAGGCACGATGCTACCAAGCGGCTTTGGAGTAATAGCTCCCTTAGCTCCACCATTACCCGTCATTGTTGCACTTGCATCCGCAGCATTGTTGCTCATGCGAAGTGTTTTATATGCAGCACGAAGTGGAGATAGTCCACGAAGATGTGTTCTACGAGTTGCATCAAAGTCTGGATTCCAACTCTTCCACATCATCACTTGCTCTTTCGGTAGATCAACACCTGCTCCAATTTGCAGTTTATATCCTGCAATTGCATACACGTCATTTGGGTCAGGATATATTTCTAGGAATTGAGTTGGCAAAATATTAAGCTCCGTGAACATTCCACCCATCTTTCCATCATTGCCATACACATTACCTTCACCACTTAAATATCGATAGCCAAATAAGTTTTCAAAGAATTGGTCCTGAGATTGATAGCCATTTGGTTGCTCAAGAAGTCGAGCAAGTGGCGTACCCATAATGATGTTCTCGCTATATGCGTTCTTGCGTGCAATGATCGCTTGCTCATATGCACCACGATTTGCAACACCTTTTGAAAGTTGCTTATAGCGCATCAAATTTGTTCTTGCTTTCTCTCCTGGATTAAGTTGATAAACATACCATGGTATAGACGCACTCTTACGTGCTAAAAAGCTTACAATGGAATAAACGTCTGCATTCCCAAGATAACCTTGGTTAACATATTCAACTCCCGTATAATCTTGAATGACTGAACTATTGATGCCGACCATTTGAACTGCATTGGTCGGATAAGGATTGATGCCCTTCTTTTTGAATAAATCAAATAATCCCATATTGTTATATTGCACCCCAAGTAACACTTGGGATTGTTAATTTAGAATATATTGCATATCTCATAGCATCAAGAGCGTGATCATTGAACTTAACGGGTTGATCTAGCTTATTGCCATTGCGATCCGTTTTCCAACGATAATTTTTAATCTCTTTTAGTAAATTTACGGAATCTTGATGAATGTATAGTGGCGTACCTTTAACGGTGCGAATTCCCTCCACAACATCTTTATTTGCTGGCTTTGCATTTAGTCCTTGTCTTACCAACTCTTCAATCGTTTTTGGCTCTGCGGCATCGCAATACAATTCATCGTATTTATCTAATCCCAAAGCTACAATTTTTTCTACTAAGTCATTTGTAGTAAGTTTTGTTTCATATAGCATCTCTTGTACATACACCGCATTTTCATGGAATATACATTTGACAAGTGTAGAAGGTACGTTGAATCCGAAGTCACAACCGTATACAATCTCCCCTTCTGGCATTGTATCCGTTGTTCGGTAATGTAAGTAGATCAAGTCTTGACTAAGTCCACGTTCACCAAGGCCGTAGATTTGCCAATAGTTCGGGTCTGCATCTTTTAAACGTTCTAATTCATCCACCAATTCTTTTGGAAGAAATGGATTGTCTTTAAATGTTGTAATGTAAAAGTCTGCATCATCACGTGGTATTACATCATCGTAAATCCAAGATGATAAATCAGATGGGTTATAGTCAATAACTATTTTACCTTCCGTACGCATGATCAATTGCATCCATGCTTCGTAAGAAAGTTCATTGGCCTCGTTGCAGAATAAATAGGTTCTAGCCCTACCACGAATCTTTTGTGGTTGATCAGCACTAACGAACTCGACCACGTTACCATTAAGCTGATAAATTTGCTCCGTTTTATTATGATTGTCTTCAGAATATATACCCAACCTAGAAAGAATGTCCACAAAGTCGCGTAGGACCGAACCTTTTATGCTTGGAAGAGATTGTCTTACTATTGTTAATGTCTTTCCGTTCTCTTGAAGTAGTTTTATAATAAACCAAATAAGAATATTATAAGTCTTACCACTACGAGAACCTCCTTGCATTACCGTAATGCGCTTTTTTGAGTCTTGCAATATTTCAAAGACCTTGTTAGTTTGTAGTTTAGCGTTCATAGTCCGAGTTTTATAGAATTTCTAAAAATTTAGTAAAGGTAAACCAAGTTGAAAAGTAGGTATAAAAAGGGGGTCATTAATATTTTTGTTTAGACAGTTGTTTTATAGCTACCATAAATCTGTTCTTACCCCACCGCCGCCCGAAAGTAATTTTTTTAAGTACCCCCCATTAAGTCTGCGCCTCTTTGCCGTCTTGTCATGCGTAAAAGATTAAACAAAATACCGTTTGCATGATAACTAGTATTATGTTAAATAGAAAAGATTAAACAAAACTGCTAGTTTGTCGCTTCTTCTAATATCTGCACATTCGGTTTAATGACCTCGACCTGCACTTGATTAAGTTGGCCTTCGATTTTGCTTTCTATTCGTTGGGTAGGCATGCCCATGTAGTATTGATAAAACAATTGCACGGCCTTCATATCATTACGCATCAAGTTGTATTCCAATGCTTGAAATGCCTTGCTTTCCATGGGCGCTAGCTTCTCCATAATTTCATGTTCCTCAAGTCTTCTTTTCCTACCTGCACCAGGCCTTGCCCCTCCTCTTTTGCTTTTCCTTTCCTCAATCTTTGCGCTTAATTGTGCGTCAGTCATCTTTATTTAGTTTGATTTTTAATGAATAATCAGAGATAGTTTTGTTTTGTTTATCAGTATTTTGAATTGCCTCCAGGTTATGTGTGTGGCCTTTCTCGTCTGGTTGTTCACGCTCGAACAATCTAAATGTCACCCACCCGTCATTGCCCTCTAGGTCTTTTATATATTGTTGAAAATCAATAACATAAAGGTGTAAATAGATTGATCCCTCTTTGCTTTTCTTTATGTAAAACCCTTTACGCTTCATTATAAGTAACAAAATACCAATCTTTTACGCTTTATTCTAAGCATGAATAAACACAATGTGTATAAATATGTGTATAAAATAATTGTCTTAAAAATTTTGTTTAGTTAAAAATGTATGTATATTTGTGTTGTCAATATGACAAAAAACAAAAAACAAACTAACATGAAACAGATCAACGAAACAATTTTGAACGTATTAATTCCCGTTTTATTTTTCTCAGCAATTTTTATAATTAACTTTTTAAACTATTAATTATGTCAGTATTAACACTAAACAAAATTACAAACGAAGTAAAATTTATTAAGGTATCAAGTATTTCTGCAATTGATCAAACTATTTACATAATCTTACAAATATTATAAATATGAAAAAGCAATTTAAAATTGGCGAATATGCATTGGGCGGAATTATTGAAGTTATTGTTAAAAATGAAACTGTTATAATTGATGCATTAGATTACAACACAAAAAAATCAATTCCTTTCAGTAAAGCTCAGTTTGACATTAAGTATAAAAATGAGATATACTGTTATATAAATAATCTTACAACTTGTTATTATTCTGATAAAATTATGGAGTATATATACAAAAATTAATAAACCACAAAACCAACTATATGCAAAAAACAAAAGTATTAACCCAGCCCAGCTACACTACAGTAAAAAAATTACTTTCACCTGGTAACACAAACGCAAAAACGGCCAAAAATGAATTGGAAACATATATTTTATATCTAGCCCCAGCCGATACAATTGGATCCCACAATGTTTGTCCCTTTGCTTCTGAGGGCTGTAAATCTTCTTGCCTATATTCGGCGGGACGCGGAGCCTTCACTAATGTACAAAATGCAAGAATAAATAAGACTAAATTTTGGGCATATAACCGTAAAGGTTTTTATTTTCAGCTTCACTCAGAATTATTGCAGTTAGATTTTTTAGCATTGGCCCAAAACAAAAAAATTGCTATTCGATTAAACGGCACTAGCGACATTGATCATTTAAGCCTTTTACAAAAGTATACTGGCCATAACTGGTTAACTTCAAAAAATTTACTTTTTTACGACTACACTAAAAATGCCAATGTATATAAAAAATATTTCGGCACTAACTACAAATTAACCTTTTCAATGAGTGAAACGAATTTTGACCAGGTTAATGATATTTTGGATATTGGCGGAAACGTTGCAATTGTATTTCGCAATGAATTACCACAAACATTTTTGGGTAAAAAAGTAATTAACGGGGATCTTAGCGACCTTCGTTACTTTGATCCATGCAATGTTGTTGTAGGTTTAAAAGCTAAGGGGAAGGCCAAAAAAGATAATTCAGGTTTTGTAATCAATTAAAACTATATAAAATGAAAAAAAGATATTTATTTGAAATAGCAGAAGATATATATAAAAATTGGACTAATATTTATTTTGGTGCAATGCCTTATTTACATGCAATGATGCAATTAAGGGATATAAATGACAAATATTTATATGACGATGCATCGTCAATTGTTAGGTATTTTTTATCCAATTCATCAAATTTTAGAGGGCCAATGGCAAAACAATTAAAAAACGAATTAAAACAATTATTAAATGAAAAGTAAAGCATTCATCAACTTATTGATCTGGTTAATTATTGCGGGCCTTATTTTAGGCCTTTTACAAGATCAATTTTGCAAATAGTGGTTAACGGCCTTCGGGCCGTTTTTTATGGCCTTAAAACGTCTTAAAATGGCTAATAACGATATTTTAAACGATCTATATAATTGGATCGAACAAAATTACACGGCATTGGCGGAAAGTTATGCCAATTGGGATAACCCAAAAAACATAAAATTTGCTTTATACTGTGTAGCAATGTATGTAAAGCATCAAACTATAAAATAACCCTACACCCGTAGTTATTTTGTAGTAGTTGGGCCAATTCAGTCAAGTTAACGTTATATGGTACAAAGACAGATACCTTTTTATCTGCTTTGTATCGTTTACTAATATACTCCTGAATTTCGGCAACGGCCTTAACTATTTGCTCATCGTTTATACTAAGCATATCATTTATGACAGATATGCCATGTATAACGCTGGTATGATCTGAATTACCGGTAACGCTTCCAATTTCTTTTAATTTAGCACCATAATAGTACTTGCTTAAATAATAGAATAAATGCCTACATATAACCAGATGACGATACCTTTCCTTGGATTTCACCCGTTCAACGTCTTGCCCCATGACAAAACAAACGCCCTCTAGTACATTAATTAACTGCATAAATGATTGATTTTCAATGTTTAATATATCGTTTCAATTGCAACTATTGCCAAAAACAACCGATTTTGAGGCATTTTTGCCATATTTTAAACCAAAATTCCCGCCAAAAACCCCAAAAACCCCGACAAAAACTCCCAACCGCCAAAAACCTTCCGAGACCCTTTCGGTTTCGGTTAGACCAAAAACTTTCCGCACCGCCAAAAATCCACAAGACCACCAAAAACTTTCCGCACCACCAAAAACCTTTTCGGAACCGTTTCGGTTTCGATCTGCCAAAAACCTTTTGATGTACCGCCTCGGTATATCATTTGCCAAAAACCCCAACAAAAACCCCCACCAAAAACTCTCAACCATCAAAAGCATTTTCCCAATTCACCGCAACTCCTTATATACCCCACCCTATATAAATTCTTAAAAAAAAATAGGGTCTTATTAAAATTTAGAAAAAATGCCCTACATGGACTACAAGAGTGATTATCAATTAGATATGCACTACAAAATGCACTACAATGCCCTACATTTTGCCAAAATGGACTACATTTGTTAGACAAAAACTTTAGTGTCTTAAAAAAACTCATTAGACAATTCTTTTCCAAAGTTAATAACATAACATTTTTTATTGTTTTGACCCCGATCTCTGACAATCTTGTAGTCCATTTTTAAAATCGAACACGTCTCTTCAATCGCCTTATTAAACCTTTTTAATGAGTAATCTTTTTTATCATATCCAGTAAAACTCAAAAAATCGTTATACAATCTTTCAAGTGTTATGGTCAACCCACTCTCCGATTCCAGCGTCATAAAATAGTCTAAAAACTCCTCGCCAAATTGTACCCTCACTTGTTTACGGCTTAACTTATCCGACATAGCCATTTCCGTAACCCCATTTTCTAGGTAATCAGACACGCAATTAAACATCAAATTAAAGTACCTATTCCACTCATCCTTATCCCAATCATCAAATAATTTATGCCCAAATTCATCTTCTGGTGTATGTTTAGGACTAAAATATGGCGCAAATTCAAATATCTTTTGCCTTCTTTTAGCATGGTTTCCGCTATTAGGAATAGTATAATTTGTAGTAAATATCACTTTTGGAGAGTCCTTATAAGGTATTCTAAGCTCATCTTTGTTCTTTTTCTCAACCGTAATACCTTCCGTTATAATACTATAAAAACCCTCAAAATCAACGTTCTTACGAGTATCTTCAATTGCAATTAATCTCGTATCCAAATCCACCCTTTGAAAGGCAAAATTCTTATCTATCTTAAAATTCTTTCCATCCACTACAACCAAATTATTGATATAACCCAATGCCTTTACAAAAATCCCCTTACCCGTTCCCCCTCCTTTCGCCTCATTCTCCGTCTCTTCTGCTAGTATAACCGCAAAAGGCCTCGCAGGGTCTTTATATTTATGCAGCAAATATCCAATCAAACTAAGGCAATAAACGAGCTTCTCATTATCGCCACCGCTTATCTTATCCAAAAACTTTAAATACTCGCAATTCTCTATTTTAAAATCATCCTCAATATATATCTTATGGTCTATCACTTGCGACTTCCAAATTACTTTTCCAATCTCTCCATACGTAACTAATCTCACCGCATCTTTTGTTACCTTAACCACTCCATTGGTAAACGGGAAATAGCAAACATCTTTTGTGTCCTCAAGAAACGAAATTTCTGCCCGATCAAAAAACTCAAAGAAATTATCCGAAAAGTAAGTATTCGATCCCTTATAAATCGTTTCCATTAAAGTCTGCGGATCAAGCCCCATATCAAAACTCGACGGCAACCTATTAATATAATTCTTGATAAACTTCTTTATTTGTTCGGTAGAACTTTCCTCTACCATTCCGTCCTGAATTCTAACCAAACGATAAAACACACTATTAGGCTCGTAAAAATATAACGAGAACCCACCTTTATCATGCAAGAACCTTTCGAGCTTGTCTAGTTGAATGATGGGCATAATGACTCCATTCTTTTCTCGAGTCTCCCAAAATTCTTTTATCTCATCTCCAAATTCATTGCTTAACTTATCAACGATCTCACTCGCCT